GCATACCTTATTCCTCCTTAATTCTTTCTTCGAGTTTCTCAATCCTCCTGGATAGGATAGCATTTCTTTTTCGTTCCATTATAAGTTGCACCTCAGCTTGAGATTGGATTTCTATCATACATTATCACCTTAACATGGTTACGGTGCCTATCTTCCTGATTGTGGGGGTCTGCTGGGATCCCTGAGCTCTTTCTATGTCAAATTTGAGTCTTATCTTCGGATATATGGCGGCCTCGTCAACCTCAATGTACCAGTTGTTCTCGTCATCATCGAGTTCGGCTTCATAATCGTCATAGTCTACGCTGAGCTTAGCGAATTCGGATAATCTCTTATTGTTTAGCTTGGTAGACGTCTTCCATGTCCCATTACTATAATATTGTAGGGTGACCCGTATTGATCCGCCGGCCTCAGATCCCCATACTCTTATCCATTCGTACTTGTTGAATAATGTGGGGTCTAATGGTCCGAGAGGATTCAGCGTCTGGGACCCTGGCTCTATGGGGAGTGTTACTGCTACACCACTGGTTGGTGGGGTGCCACTTTCTTGAAGTGTTAACTTGAACTTGAATAGTATGCCGGCCTCGATTTCTCGAATTATTGGTGTTCGATCTGGGTTTGTTGTGTATAATGTTACTCGATACTTGAAGTTTTTACCAGTACCACTGAAAGATGCAAGGCCGTCTCTTCCTACTTGTACCCATGTTTGGCCGTTATCATTGGAGACTTCAATCTTGTAGCTTGTACCATCAGGGGTTTCGATGTTATAGAATACCTGAACTGATTTGATGTCACTGTTTGTGGCGTAAGCGTTGCTTTGAATCATACCTGATGAGTTGTACCCGGCCCGTTTCCCATATAATACGAACCATGGGGATTCTGGGTATCGTTTATTTATGGTCATCGAGTACCTTACATGGGCATAGTTCTTGGTGGGTTCCCTTGGTGGATGATATGCATTGTATATGGCGTATGCTGATTTTACATGACCCTCATAGTCTGCATCATATAATGTGTATAATTTTAGCATTCCGGGTTTGCTTTTCGATGATGGTGTGGGGACTATGAGGAAGAAGTATCGCATCCCCTTCTTGATGGGGACATCATTGAATGTGAATGTTATCTGCGACTCCTTCTTGATCTGTTTAGCATCCACTGATGATGATGAGGCAACATACTTTGAGTTAGCGGAGCCCTCCTTGCCCTCAGGTAATGTGAATAGCATTAATTTGACGCTCTTAATATTTGACCATACATCCATGAAGATCCTAATCTTTGTGAGTTGGAGATCATATTCTGGGATGAAGTATGCTCCATGGTATGTGGAGATCTTTTTAGGGTTGCTATAGACATACGTGCGGTGCTCTATCCATCTTCTTGATGGTGATGCTGGAAGGTTGGGTGTCCCCTTCGCATAATCAGTTGCGTATGCGGTTTTAAGTGCTACGTATTCATCTTTTACATCTGCGGTGGTGATGGATGAGTCAATGGTTAATCCCCCGGATCCACCTTGCGTGACTAATATGGTTTCAGTGTTACTTACCCCTATACCAGCCCCTGTATCTCCAACGTTTAATGAGTCTTGTGATGAGAGGACTGATGATGTCAGGTTAATATCCCACTTGACACGTTTCGGGATGTCATAGTCGATGGCCCATTTCATTCTCTTCTCGAGGCGCCTGACTCTCTCAAGGAGGCTCCTCAGTCTTATATTTTCGATGTGGTCATCCGATACTATTACCGGGTCTGGATTGTTCTCTGAGTATATAAGCTTTGCTATCTTCAGGACCCCGTATGGTTTGCTTGGAGCCTCAGGGGTTGTTCCTGGAGTCCCCTGTATTATGGATAAGTATCCACGGCTATCCATGACTATCAAGTCGATTCGGCTGCCGATCGTTGGTGGGGCTTCGAGACGCACATGTGTGTCGACATTGTATATCTTTTCTCCACGTATAATAGCCTCCCCACCCTTCACAAGGTAAACCCTTGAGTCTTTATCTGCGTATTCATCAGTGAATATTAATCGTTTCCCTATCCCCTGAAATTCACCTGCACCATTATCTACGAGCACCTCATTAAATTCTGAGCCAACGTTTTGCCCAACAAGAATGTCGACTCCGGGGATTGTGGCTGGTCCTATCTGGAAATAATATAATCCGCGGGGGAGGTGGTCGACTGGGATATTTACAGTATATGATGTATGGTTGCCATTCGAGTGGTACTGGGGTGGTATGGTGGTGGTTTTCTGAGTTATGATTTCGCCTTCAGCGTCGAGTATCGCTACTGGTATATCCGCGGCTTCAGAGTTAGTGTTCCGGGCGTATATGATGATATTGTAGAAGCTTGAGAAATCCTTGTTGATGGGTTGCCGGACTGTAACTCCATCGAGGGATAATGATACCCTGTCTTCTTGGTTAACTGGTAATTCTATCTTCTTATCAATGTACTGGTTTGCCTCTACCCTTGTGAGTGTAAAAGCATCCTCATCCGGGGATAATATGTATGCATCTCCAAGGTTATCCATTATTAGCTGGGCGATAGCCTGCTCTGTGTTCCCCTGGATCTCGTTGATATCTGATACGAGGGCGAAGTGTCCCGGGTGAAGGTTCCCTTCGACCCTCTCATAATAGTTTGGCATCTCTTACCTCCCATCAGGGTTAACTTATAGTTATTGATACCCTGAATGTTACTGATACATTTCCATCCTTTGTGACTGACGGGATTTTGCATCTGCAGAACATTTTAGGGGTAGATTCTGCTGTGAATATTCCGAGTTCGGTAATTTGGGTTGTCGTTGTAATATTGTTTTCGTCAAATGTTGCTTCAAGGGTTACTGTTGGTGTTGATGATGAAAATGTCGCGGTTACTGTTTGTGGTGTGTATGATGATGCTGTGACTTCCTGGGCGAGTCCTGTATCTGATGCTTGAGGGTCGCTTGTGCCTGTCCCGAGTCTCATAACTGTAAATTTTGATGTTTCAGCCCCGAATCCTAATTTGAGCAGGTGTGACTTTCCAGTTGTGGTAACTATCTTATCTGGCATCCTTTTTCCTCCATACTAATTCTTCGATGATTACATTGTCACCATCATATTTGATTTCGCCAATGGGGGTGCCGATGTATTTTTCTCCATCTTTCTCTATTTCGACTTCAAAATCGATTCTCATATTCATTGTGTCACCTCATAATTTAGTTTTATATAGTCAAGGCTGGGTAGGGTTGATGGGTTGGGGGCGGCCATGTCAATCTGGAATCTGATCCTTGGACCTGTAAGGTTGAGCGGGATTGTTGTTTCGCCATTTATATTCGGGAGTGTTATTTGTTGATGTCTAATAAATCCATACAGTGATGATGTCAGGTTTCTCATTGGAGTTGGTGACCCATTAATTATTAGACCACCGAAGTATGTATTATTGGTGTCAGCAGTTGTTTGCAGAACGTAATAGTTACTGTTATCGGTGGATCCGGCCCTGTAAATCTTTATCTGTGCAGGGGTGTCTGTTACTGTTACATCGATGGGGATGTCGATTTCGGTATATCCTGTGCTTATCTTAGATGATGGGATATCCCTAATGGTCTTTGCACCGTAGCTATCAATGAATTCGACTCTTAAGTTGTCGGTTGGGTTTCCAACTTTCTTCACTGTAAATGTAAATGCTCCGATATTATATGATGGAAGGTTTAATGGTTGGGTTACGCTATCGGTTGATGCTTTAATGTTCACTGATCCCTCACTGGTTAGGCCTACGCCAGCGAGGAGGGTGTCCTGTATCGGTGTAACTTTTATTGTGGCTCCAGATGGGTTCATTATCCCTATTTTGGCTGATCCCCATACTGTGGATGGTGATGATACTGCTGCATATGTTATGGTCCTCGGATTCTTGGGGTACTGATAGTATACTTTAAGTTGCATTGCGTCAACGTATATGCTTGGCCTATAGGTGCTGTTGGCGATTGCACATAGTCTTAATGCGAAGTTTGAGTTGTTGACGGCTGCTGGGGTTAATGATGAGTAGCCCCAAAGGTCGGATGAACCACCATACGTTGTTGCTTTATAGTCTTGCGGCCAGTAAACTGATGTTTTAGCCTTATTTGATGATAATGTGCTGTTAGCATATAGTTGAATCCATTTATCGGTGACCTTCGTATGTGATGGTGTACCGCTTTGTCTTCGGACTATCCTGGCTTCTACCCCTGTTATTTTCGCATTCGATGGGATTGTAAACCCATATCCTTTCCCCCAAATGTAATCTGTCGCCTTATTTGATGGTGATGTATCGGCCCTGGCCCCTGATCCGTTCTCGGTCAATATCCTTTCAGGATAAACCCATGCCACTCCATAACTTTCACTTGTCAAGTACCCTGATGGGTTTCTGTATCCCTGAGACGCCGATACTATGAGGGGTTGGACCTTTGCAGATGATCCTGAACCAATAATTGATGCGTCTATATTGTAGCATACTGTGAAGTCATCATTTGTATCCACGTACCCTGTGCTGCCGAGGCTCTTATATTCTGATAGTATTTTAATTTCTGAGACGGATGCGGTGGCCGACACTCCATCTGGGATGCTACTGTTTATATTGTGGGTTTCGGTTAATGTGAATGGTGGGGTTTCAAGTGAAACATCCCTATTATATATTGTTATTGGGTTGCCGCCTGGGGGAGTGTATGTTCCTCGAACATCAATGTATACGTCACTAACTTCTGCTGATATTGATGCATCTGTCTGAATACTATATTCTGGTGGGTAAACCCATAATCCTCCCTCGCCCTCCCTTAATTCTTCAATCCATTTGTCATATGTCCGGGGGGATTCGATGTATATGGGGTGAGTATGGTAGCCCTGAGCATCCGTTTCAAGGACCCCGTAGATCCATAGGACTGGGGTCCCGTCCTCGACGACCATATCGTCGTCTTCTATGTCGAATTCATTTATTGGGGTGAGAAGCGACTCTGATAGTTGCGGGTCTCCGTATTTCATTATCAGCTGGGTTTCTCCCTTATATACTCTGGGAACTTTAAGGTAAAATATTGTCTCTGGAGTGTTCAGTGTAACGGGGTTGACGCCGAGTTCATATTTTCGCCCTGACTGGTCCATGATCATGATATCTGATGCGTCAGGCTTCAGTTTCCCCTCAGCGATCATTTTTTCAGTGTCGAGTCTGAATTGGAATTGGCGGTTGGGGAGGTATTCATTCCCGTTTTCATCGGTAACATATTCTGGGCTTGACTCGATAAGGTTCTGGAGCCTGAGTGTCCCCTCGTATTGGAGGTCATGGTTTGGTCTTCGGATGTATACGTCGTTGAAGTCGAGGTATAATGATTCCTCAGCATAATATGCTGGGTAGCCGTATGTCCCGATGCTTTTCGTCTTATTGATTATCTCTTGGATCTCTGATGTGCTTAGTAATTGGATGTTTTTGGGGATTTCATCTAATGGTATCTGGACTTCGAATACTGCTGGGGAGTATATATCCCCAGCCCATAAGTACTCATTCCATTCTCGTTCATCCCAGATCAGCAGGTCTTCGTGGATTTCCCTTATATCTGGTATTACATGGAGGTATGAGAATATCTCTGATTTTAGGAGTCCATGCTCTGGGTATCTGCCTTCGACGTCTATGATGTACTGGCTCTTTGAGAGGCTACCTTGAACGTTATTGAATTCGAGCGCCTTTATAATGGATGAGTCCCTATTAATCCTGATATATAATGATAGGGGGTCGGTGTAATTGTATTCCTCAACTTTATCATTTGATTTGACAAGTATATGGTTTGGTTTGGTAATTATCTCTACTTCGGTATCATATGATTTCTTTGATGTTAACTTAATTACTCGTTGTCCGTCCTGATTGGTTAACCATACATACTTGTTAGGATTGGATTTGATAGCATATTCTTCGAGAATCCTCTCTTCAAGGTAATAGTCTTGTTCGATCGGGTATGGATAATATGGTGGATAAGTGTATTTGAGGTCATATTCCGGGATACTCTCTTTATATTTCCTCCTGAATAGGCCGTAGGCTTTTGCATGATAATCGAGGTGTTTATTTATATAGTACTTGTAATCAAATTTTATTGTTGTATCTGCGAGGATCTGAGATTCTGATTCATCATTTATGATGTACTCGGCGGTGAATAGCTCGGATTCCCTGTTTATTGAGTCAATGAGTTCAGCTACATCATTGTATTGGTATTCCTCGAGTATTGGTGGCGATTCAATTTTTAGTTTTGACTGGTTAGCTGTTATTGTCGCCTTGAACCTGTACTTGGGTGTTAATTCGATTATAGGATATCCTTCTTCATCGAGGAGTACGAGGTCATCTTTTGGGAACCCTTCATATATGCATCCTTCAAGGTCGTGGTACTCGCATGAGACATAAACCCTGTCTCTCTCACCCGGGTACTTTATCTCATCAAAGACGATTTTATCTTTCTTCTTATATGTTTTATCATATAATTTGACTCCTGAGGCATCATATAATCCGATCCTTTTAAGGTAATATGGGGGCTTCGTTATGAATCTTGCCCTGATGTTTGAGGAGTCAGCTCTTAAGATCGTGTAACTGAAGTCATCTGGGCAATCCGCATCATCCCCTGTTTTTATCTTCATTCCCGGGGCGTGCATTGTTAATGGTTTATCACCGATGACTGTTATGAGTTCGTCATCTATATATCCGTACCCGTCAACGAATACTTTGTGGTCGGGGAAAAATGTGACCCTGGAATCTGTGGGGCCATAATATATGATCCTTGTCTCACCGTCATCAACCTCTATCGACGAGCCTATCCCGCCTATACAGCATGATGGATCCACTGAGACTATAGCCTCAAATGGTTCACCATCATATCTGATCCCATCGAATTGGTCACCTGACTCTTCTTGGGACCTGAGGGTTTCCCAGTAAACCCCTGATAGGTTCTGATATGTTGCTGTTCTTTCAATCCATAATTGTATAGGTTGACGGGGGTACGCCTTTAAGAGGTTATAGTATTGTTCGATCTTTAGGGATTCAACCTCATCATTTGAGGCTTGAACTATCCCATCACCCTTCATCCATGAGGGAACTCTATCCCGGATGTTCTTCCAGTCAGCCAATGATGATCTCCTCCCTTATAGTCCCATAGATTGTTGTCAGATGAAGGTCGACGCTTACTCGCCCATCATGGAGGGACCTTACGGCTTCTACCTCAGCCTCTTTGACACCAGTCACTTTAAGGGCCGCTTCCCTGATATAGTATTTGATCTGGTCGATTAATGGTTCTGTAAGCTTCTCGCCAATGGTCATCCACACGTCACAACCAAATCCTTCCATCCCAACCCCGCCACATTCACCAATCCGTGTCTTGATTATCCCGGCAACACCTTGGAGGATGGCCCCATTATCGGTTGTAAAGTAGGCATCTTTCCTCATCCATATCTTGGGTTCTTCATCAAAGTAATCATGGACCTTTGTCTTATAGTCCATCATATGATTTACACCTCACGTATAGATATTAATATATTCTGGACCCTTATCACCTCGAAGGGTTCGAGGATGAAGTCTCCATGCTCTGTCTGTTTGTTTGGATGAGATGGGCTGGTAATTTCAATATCGCTGACCTCATACTCTGGGAGGAGGGCGTTTAGGAGATAATTTGTCATCTGATTATTAGACAATTTTCTGCCAACACCATTTCTTTTTATATAATCATTCATTAATGATATTATCTGGTTCCTTAATTGCCTGCGGCGGCGTGGTGTCAGATTCTGGTTCTCGTAAACGTCGACCGCGACATCAAAGTTAACCTGTAATGGGGTGGCCTTGTCAACCTTCGCGTATACTCCGAGGGGCTTTACAATATTAACCTCATTCTTGACGTCATCGAATAGGTACGGGTCGTCAGTATCTATGTAGACGGCGAATGTCCCATACCCGTAAGCATTATCTTTAACGTTAAACTTGTATTGGGGTAGGCCGACATCCTCAATACTCTTTATTAGGCTGTAATAGTTTTCACCCATCAACTCATACCTAACATTTAAGGCGCGCTCTTTCACCTCAAACGCTGTCTCAGCATCCCTACCACCCCATGAGGGGTATGGGTTAGTAACCTCTACTCCATGGATTTGTGGGGAGAACACAATTAATGCATTCTCCCCTACCATGGTATTCGCACCGAGGTCGACTGATCTGGCTAAGACCTCGACTTCATTGTCATACTCGTATAATGTGACCTCCTCCATTGTCCGATATTCTATCGGGTTAAAGCCCCCTGTCTGGACGACTGTCTGGGCTGGGATCGTAATGTCGCCTGTGACGCCAGCTACTCGACTAATCCTCAGAAGCACATATGATGGGCGAGCCATTGCCCTCCTATAGAGGGGGTATGATAGGTTGAATATTGACGAGTCATCAGTGGCAGTGTAGAGCATTAACTGTTCCTCATAATCCTCGATGATCTCCTCCCATCTTTCAAGTTCGGCGGCTATAACCGAAAATAGGATTCCAAGTCGCCCCTCCCTAAATTTTTCATCTATCAAGCCATTGCTTATTGCGTAATCAAATAATTCATCAAGTATTGCTTCTCCGCTTCTACTCATCCTTACCACCTATCAATCCATAAATCCATAATCCGGGGGTGTCCATACATCCATTTATTGATATCATTAGCCGGTCGCCGGGGCTCAGCTCTGGGCCGGTGATAAGTACAGAGTCCTCGAACATGTCACCATTATCATCTACCCTTGTAACAGTGAATCTTCCCAGTGTACGGGGGGACAGGGATATTACTCCATCACCGATGGTTTGGCCGCCACCACTGACTCCTATCAGATTATCATCAACGCTTGTATTGTTGATCACTGACTTTATTGTCTTCACACCATTATTCACTAACATTGTAACCCTCATATTCTCTGCTGCGAGGCACGAATATGACACCCTGATCACTTTAACATTCTCTGGGATAATATATTCCTTATTGGCGGATGAGCCGATAAGCCGCTGCCCTATGGTTACCGGCTTGTTATTTACTGTTACTGATTCCCCTGATAGGTTAATATTATTTGATGTAATCTCAATATTGTCTCCATGTGGATTATCGAATACTATGTCGCCTGGGGATAATGAGTCAAGGTTTCCCGAGACGGTTGACACGATCAACGCCCTGTCCTCATCGATAGCGACCTCTACGATAACTTCAACGTCAGGGTATAGGAATCCATTCTCTACTCGCCCTTTTGGGAGCCATGATATCCCCTGTTCAGTGCTTATGCTCGCTACGACTCTACGCCCATCGGTTAAGGTTACGTACCATCCGTCACGGACATTGGCGAGGTTGATTTTTTCTAAGACTCCTGGTGTACTGTAAAATTTTTTCTCCTTCGTATCTTTCCCGGTTGGCCTCTTAGCTACGCCGGTTATCTCCATGAGTGATGATTTGATCTGATACCGTGTAGGTCTCCGGTTATTCGCTGGGGCCACTATTATCCCTCCCTGCCTCTGAGGACGAACATTCCACTCTTGTTACTCATAGCTTTAAATCTCCAATCAAATCCTGTATAATCAAAGTCTACCCATTTACCGTTCTGGTATATCTGGACGCTTCGGTGGGTTCCTGACCTGGAGTATGGTGATGCGTATTGGATGACTCGGGCAGTGTATCCGGCCTCTTTGAGTTTATGCCATAACCAGTCGCTCATCCCGTAACAGTCTCCTTCACGGTATTTCTCAACACATTGATAGTCTTGGCATCTCCCAGAGTATTTTATCTTCGCTCCCTCCTGCCGGATACTCTCGATAGTTCTTTTCTTTTTGGATGCGTCGAGCGGCCCCTTAGTCTCTGGGATATCTGATACGAGTGGGTTCTCTGGGGCGAAGAGGAGGGTTATATCGGCGGTCATTATCTCATTTGCTGGCTTGTTAACATTGATTCCGCCGAGGAAGTATATCTCTTTACTATTCGTTAATGGGTTCGACATTTCGACCCAGCACCCTGGGTGTAGGCGTCCTGACCATAATATTGTAGCGTTCACCTCTAATTTGAAGTCACGGACGAGCTTTGCGAGTTGGGCCTTGGCAAATTGGATGGCCTCCTGTTTTGTATCCTTTGGCCTATTATAGACCTTCTTTATTTCACCGTATACCATTACGAGGTCTTCATATTGTTCTTTAATTACACCATTCTTATATTTGACCTCGACGGTGTTCGCGTATCCGAATTGATTATTGTTTAATTTGAATGTCGGATATTTGATCATCCATGGCTCTATGCGGAATATATTACTGGGTGTGGGGCTAAGCTTCCCATAGTATGCATTGTATATGTCGGTTAGTATGCATTCATTGTATGGGGTTGTATAGAAAAATGCCTGGGTATTCTCGGTAATTTTTTTCAATTCGTCCTCGTATGTCCCCATATCCTCGACTTGGTCTTTGATTGTCTGGGCATCGGTTGTCTTGGTGGAGACTGTTCCACTGGTTAATGGCCCACTTATCTGTGTTAGTCTTGCTCGTGGACGGCTAAGTTTTTCTCGACCGCATGTCCCGCAGAAGTCTGCGTCGCAGTGAGTGCATGTTAATTCTCCATCGGGGACCCTTTTCGGGTTATTGGATAGGGGGCGTCCGCAGAATGGGCATTTGTTAATATAGCAGGCATAGTATTTCTTATATTTTAAGCCCTCTTTTCGTCGGCAGAATCCGCAACTGGGATAGAATGTCCCACAGATTATACTCTCTGATGGTTTACCACTTTTTTGCCCAGGTTTAAGCTCTGTCTCTGATGATTTCCCCTCATTATCTTTCTCTTTTTTCTGAACTATGAATCGACCAGTTTCAGGGTCATATTCGATTGTGTCCCCCTTTGATATCTCCCAATCGAATAGAAGGTATACTCTTGGGATCATCCCGGCTTCCCTGACGAGCATCTTAAACACGTCACTCGCCATCATATTCTCATATGTCCCCTCATATTGTTGTTTTAGTTTCCATCCGCAATCCTGGAGGTCCACTGTGATGTATTCACCATCCTGCTGGGTTGCCCTTGTCCGTCCATAGAATAGTCTTGCACTATCATAGGTTCCACCGTAAATTTCAAGTTCAGTAAATCCGGGCTCGAAAAATGCCCATAACTTGGGGTCGTATGGCATTCTCAGGGTGCCGGTCCCCATACAGTCGCGGACATCCTTTTCATATGTGAATTCCCCGAAGAACCGGTAATCTCTTGGACCGGCTTCTGTGAATGCGCGCACATAGAATTTGTCCTCATAGTATGCCTCTGGCACCCTATATTACCTCCTTCACTTCAATATCATACGTGGCGTGTTCATATCCGGCCTCTATCCTATACTCCTTTGCGGTGACGACGCCCTTAAATGCGGGGAACATCTCTGATGCGCATACGAAGACTTTACCGTTAAGTTCTGATAGGAATTTCTTCCTTAATCTGACGAAGTCGCTTCGATATTTCTCTTCGTCATCCCCGGGGGTGTACTCCTGAAGCATCTCGGGCGTGACATCGACCTTGAATTTTACTGCCTGGAACCTGTCGAGCTGCTTTTTAATTGCGATTATCCCATCATATGACTCGAATAATTCGAATTCCTCCATATGTGGGGCTACATCCACATCATATGCTTGTAGGACGTAATTGCCGAGTCTAATTATCCCCCTCATATTATCACACCCTATCTGATTCTGCGACCCTTATCAGGGCATTTTGGACTGCGGCTTGTATATTCTCTGGTTTATCTGTTGTGTGGACCTGGAGATTCTTGACCTCAATAGTTTGCCGTTTAAGGTCGATATTATATTTCTTCTTGAATAGGTGCGGGTCGAGGTCTGGGAGCCTCTTTTTGGAGCAGATTATGAAGTCAATATTGTATCCTTCTCTGAGGATGCGCTCAACCCCTTCTTTTCCTCCCTTGCCGCCTTTGCCGCCGCCTGCACCTGCACCTCCGCCTTTACCTGTGCCTCCCGCGCCTCCTGTTCCACCAGTAGCTATGCCGTATAGTGATGGATCGGCTCTCCATGCGCCGGCACTCTCTATATTCTTCATTAATTCCTTAGCAACTTCTTCTCTTGATGGGAATTTTGGCTTCTGAAGTGGCACACCCTCTTTCTTCGCCTTATCCTCTATCTCTTTGGCTCGCTGTTTAGATTTTGTGACTGAGTCCTTATAGATACCAGCAATTGTCTTCCCTACTAATGGAATATTCTTCTCTATCCATGACCCTTTCTTTTCTGACTTTTTAGCTGACTCCTTAAGAGCTGCAACTTGATCACCGTATCCAGCTCCGAAGTTGACTAATTTATTAGCAACGTATATCACGTAATCCGCGAACCATGATATAATCCTCGCCAGATATTCAATGTTTATCGCTGCCTGGAGGGTGCTATCATACATTTGCTGGTAATTCTTGGTTTGCTGATCAACGGCTTTCTCCATGGCGTTGCTGCCTTCTTTGGTCTTCTTACCGGTGGTTTTGGCTGCTCTGCCGAACCCGAATAGGATGGCTATCGCTCTAACTATTGATGAGAAGAGCTTGCCGATTGCACTTATCAGGTGCATGTAGGCTTTTGATTGAGCTTTTCGTGCGCTGGCTATCTTCTGCTGAAGCAGGTATTGTTCGTAGAGTCCGCGGGCTATCTTCTTGTTGCCGGCGAAGTATTTATCTGCGATTTCACTGATGACGCGCTCTTCTTCTTTGCGAAGGTCTTTCCCCTTCTTAGTGTATGCTTCTTTGTGTTGTGGTCGCTCCTTTGCGAGTTTGTCAGCCTCTCTCGCTGACTCTTTAAGTACATAGGCATATTCGAAGTATGGGGCGAGGGTTGCTGTGGCCTGATACATCCATGGTGGGGCAGTCCCAGCAATATACGGGTCGTCACCGATTAAGCGGTACTTCTTCGCTCTCTCATCAAATACTGGAGAGTATTGTGGGAGCCATGCTCTTGTCTCCCATATCTTCCTATAATTCTCTGCGATTGATCGTTTCTCTGCCTGAATCTCCGACTCTACATCTTTAGATTCGAGTTGGGCTGCCCTTGTACCCTTCTTTTCGAGATCCTCAAGGCGGTCTGTTAGGCGATCAATTTTATCCTCAGATTTCCGGATAGACTCCGATAGCGAGTCAAGGTACTCTTTGACTTTCTCCATCGCCACTTGCAGGCCGATCGTTACTCCTTCAAGGGCAAGGAATGCTGTTCCGAGTGGGCCGAGGACCCCATATATCCTGCTCAGCCCACCCCTAACTGCCCCAACAACTCTTGATAAGCGACTTGCCTCTGCAGCGGTAGCTGCGCCGGCTCGGACCATAGCCCCGCTTTCGATAAGACCGGCGATCCTATCCTGAGCCCCAGCGTATACTGGGTGAGTGTAAATCATAGATCGGCCGCCAGGTATCGTTACGGTCGGGGGGACCCGGATCCTCTGCTCGGTTAAGCTTATTGGGGTGTATTCGCCAGCAACGACGGTCCTGCGAAGCACGAACTTCTCGGCATCAGTGATCTTAGGGTATGCCCCTATGAGGTACTGGACCTCTGATATCTCTCGTCTAAGGGCGTCACGTCGATTGGCGAGGGATTCCATCTGATCCTCTGAGATCCCGTAAGCCATTGATAGGGCCAATCGCCTCTCAATTTCACCCCTTTCTGTTTCGAGGTCTCTAAGGTATGAGGCGAGCATATTCCTCTGTGTAACTATCGGGTATGCTGTGAATCCGAGGGGTGCCTCAGCACTCTGACTCCTTGAGAGTGTGGCGGCCGCTAACATTGACCATTCACTGGCTGGTAATGGTGGCAGCTTCTCAGCCCTACGGTATCCGGCGACGATACCTGAGCTGACTGCGAGGCTCTGCCATGCCATCATATTCTGAGATACCGCTGTTGTCTGGGCTTGTATCTCAGCAGTTAACTGTCTTGCAGCGTGTCGGAGAGCGTCCTCCTCGATGGCTGCTTCGCCTATAAGGGCCTTCCACCCTGACAGGTACTCGCATTGCTTGAGGTATGTCTGGCTGGTGAACTCGAATGCTCTCCTGAGCCGCTCATTCGCTCCCCTGAGGACATCGAATGCAAATGATACACCAGCCATAACGAATTTCATAAATATGAGTGACCCCATGAATAATCCGAGGCCGAGTGTCATAGCGGCGATGACGCTTAAGAATTCCCCGAATGGTCCGGCCGTGAATGCTGATGCGAATGCCATTGCTGCTCCACTGAGGGCTTTAAGCTGGGGTAGAAGTTTCTGGCCAATATTTACTGTTATGACTTCGACGCTGGACTTGATCCTCTGGAACTGCATCCGGGTATCGTTCATGACGGACTCAAGGGACTTCCCGAGCTTATTGGAATCGTGGAGTCCAGCCTCTATCTTTTGAATCTCAGATGGGTCAAGTTTCATCAGTTGCTGAGCTGTCCTCGCCTGACCTATGAGTCTCCAGACCTTTGTCCTTTCAAGGTTATCCATCCCTAACTCATCCATCCTCTTGAGGATCTTAGCGATGAGTTGATCTGGTGGGAGGATAACCTTTTTCCCGCCACGCATCATCGTCAGATCCTCAACGGTCATGCCCAGCATGGCCATTCCCTCCTGGAATGGCTTATCTGGGGCGGCGATTTTCTGGAGGAATCCCCTGACGGCGACACCAGCAACTGATCCGGTTACCCCGACACGTGACAGAGCTGATAGGATTGAGAGCGTCTCATCTATGGTCCACCCGGCCTGTTTCGCGGCACCACCAAGGTATTGCATCCCCAGGACGAGGTCTTCGACTGTGGTTGGGCTCATCTGTGACGCGGAGACGAACTTGTTCATGACATTCTCAGCAATTTGGGGGAAACTTTTCTGGTCAACCTTCCCACCCCAGAGGCTGGTCATCCTAATAACATTCTCCATCGTCTTCTCAAGGTTCGACCCCTCAATTGTCGCCACTTTCAGTCCCGTCTCGAATACTGCGAGTTGTGAATTCGTATCCTTTAACCCTGCACGGCCAATAGTCTGCAGGGCATTGGTTATCTCATTGAGTGATCGGCCGTACTCGACGGCTAACCTCTTGACACCCTTTTCGAGGAGTCTCATCTGGGCATCTGTTACATCCCCACTGACGGCCTTGACGAGGTTGAGTTGTCTCTCGAATTCTGCAGCGGCCGCAGTCGCTTTACCGAAGACGAATGCTGAGGCGACACCGAAACCGAACATGGCCGCTTCAGCTGCCCTGAATGCATTAGTTATCTGTGAACCAGTACGCATACCGACAGCTGTAAGGTTTGCGAGGCCCGCCTCGACGGCTATAAGCCCCGGTGTCGCCATGTTCACGGCTCCGATTATGAAGTCTAATCGTTTCCCACCGCTCGTTACAACGTCTCGTCCTGGTTCGGGGATGTACATGATTTTTCACCTTAGAATAAGAATAGTGGGCCGCGTTTACCTGATTGTTCGAGTTCCCATAGGAGGCCCGCCTTTAGGAACCCTAATTCGATTGGATCGTATTCTCCGAGTTGTGATGGTGTGACACCGAGCATCCGACATAAAAGGTAGATTAGGGTGATCTCGGTGTCTTCACCTATTTTTTTCGGAATTCCTCTACGATTACAGCATCATTTACTTCGAAGCTTAGGAGTGTAATCTTTGACATTAGGTGTGTTAGGAGTGGAAGGTCGACGATCTCTTTCCATTCATCGACGTCCATTTTTGGTTCAACGATTAGCTCTGCGAGTATCTCGTAACTGTATTGGGTTAGGAGTTCGATGTCCTCTTCTGTTAGGCTTTCTGGGTCTCCGTACCTGAGCTTCTCGACTTTCTGGAGTTTCTGTCTATGTTTCTCTTTCATCCTCTTGACTTTGAAGTATACTGGGGTGTCCTCGTCGAGCCACACGTATAGCTTGAATGGTTTTTTGCCTCGCTCCATTAGAAGCTCCTTCGTTGCGAGGGCTGATTTTTCTTCAACCTTTTTGAGGTTATCATATTTCTCTGCGGCTTCAGCTGCCGCTGCGTCTATGTCCTCATATTCTTCTTCTGTCAGTGTCTCTGGCTCTTTGACCTCTTCTTTCGCCATGGTTTCACCTCCTCATTATTTTCACTTTTTGACCCCTGAGTCCTGTTCGGTTTGTGACTCGTGGGGGTGTGAATTCGATTGTTCTTCCGGATCCTTCCATGGATAGGATCCGGAAGTGGATTGGTATCTGTGATGGCTTATCGTTATAGTATGTGAGTGTGACTTTTCGCCATATCCCAGTTGATTCATCTGGGTATTGTGTCTCAGCGAGGGGCATTATTGATGGATTAATTAGTGGATCTTCGAGTGGGGTGATTAATTGGATTATTGGTTTTGTGGATGCCCCTGTCTGCCTTTTTATCATGGTGGATACTCTTATTTCCTCTATGGGGTTTAGGGTTCCCAGTTGTATTGTATGATAGACTGGGATGGTTGTCAATGTGCTGGTTAACTGGTACCGGTATGGTTCTGTCTGGGTGGCGTTGAGGTTCTGGACTGTCCCTCCACTCATCCATGCGCGATAAGCACCATTTATTTGGTTATGATTATATGAATGTATACTTTTATTTTTAAAAGTTGTACTATAATCTACGCCCATTGATGGTATAATACAATTATAATATTTGTTATCGTAAAATAATCTATTTTGTGGTGTACCATTAAATATCATATTTTTTACATAAAACTCACAAGGAAATGAAAAGGGTACTTCATAAAGACTTTTATATTCACAAGAATCTATATAAAATGTACCATGCCCTAAATCGGTATATCGTTTATATATAGCACAACTATTTTGGAACCATGTATTTTTTATTTGTAAATTATTTGGATATGTTAAAAACCCGAAATTTGGATCATTACGATGTATAAATACAGAATCCTTAATTGTAACACCATTTCCCCATGTTAAACTCACATTATAAAACGTACTATCAGATATGACATAAGATTCACCTGATGGTGCATTACCTACCAAAAATCCACCAGTTATTGTAGCATATTTAATATGTGGATCTGATATTTTATAAAATGGTGTCGCTGTCCAAGTTATACTTTGATTAATTTTAACTCCACATATAGTTAAATATGCTCCTCCTGCAGATATTGTGTGTTCTCCTGCTTCTCTTTGTATATCTATAGGTCTACTATACCATGCTACATAATCTCCACTTAGTCTACTATGACCTAAATTTTGAGATAATGTAATAGTTTTCCCATCTGAAGAAACGTCAGATACTGTATAAATTCCATATCTTGATTCAGTTAAACCACCATTAATAGAACCAGCACCTATAAGTATTTCATCGCCAGATTGTAAACTTAATGAATCTTCTAATATAATTTGATTAGATCCTGAATTAGCATTAGCCGCTAATTTTGTTCTATTGCGGGTTGGTGTCCATCCAACGAATTTTATAGTTGCATTTGATGCACCCATAATTTTAGTAGATACATCTGTGCCTTGTAATATAATTTTAGTTCTTGTACTTGATCCTACTGGTGGTCTTTGAATAGGAGAATTTTCATCTCCACATATTAATGAACCATTAACCATTATACTAACATTACTTGCCATTTTAAGGCAGGTAACACTGTCTTCTTTAAACTTAAGAGTACCATTAATCGTTAAACCAGCCAATCCAGATGCAAAACTGGACTGATCAACATCAAAAGTCACAGTATGCCCAGACGCAATAGTAACAGTATCACCATCACCCGGCACACCAGCACCACTCCAAGTCGACGCAGAACTCCACAATCCACTCTGAGATGACGTGAAAGATGCCATAAATCATCACCTCATAACAACCTTCTGTCTCTTCCTTCCCTCACTAATAGGTGGAGTAAACAAGAGCTTACCCCCTACGTTGCCATAGAAGAATACATTGAGAACATCATTAACCATGGGGTTCTGAGAAGGCGGGATAGACACGACCACTTCATCCCCGCCACTAATATCGCCACTTACCCCATTATAGGGGTCGCTTTCGAGGAATACCATGTAAAAATTATCCTCATATTCCCCATCGCCAATCAGTTTTAAATTCAATGGATTTGTCACCCAACTAACAGGGATCTTCTCGCTGAATCCTCGCTGATTAGCGGTAATTAATATCTGATAATACCTTTTATTATCATACTCAACTAATTGACAGGTACCCCATTTCCCGAAAGACTTATAACTTCCACTGACGCCATTAATATTATATGCCTTGATCGACGAATCATAACTTAGAAGCTTCGGGTTAAATGATTCAATATTCGAATTCATAATTAGTTTCACCAGCAAATTTCATGGGAAACTGGCTATAATTCCCAGAGGATACGTTTTTCAATTTGCAACCAGCTATAAATGATACCCCATTTGTGGAGCTGAACTGACAGGATTCAGAGTTATTGCTCCCTACACCCAAAAAGGATGGGACATTACATCGGATTCGTCTGGTAATCTGATGGGGACCCGATGATTATTGATCCGGAGTTGTTTATATATGAGAATGGTACGGATGATGTCGTATTTGCTGGTATATTTAGGGTTGCTCCGCCATTAATACTTAGGGATGCGAACGAGTAACTTGACAGGTTCATATCTACATTCAAGGTGTGACCTGTGAATACTGTGACGCTCTCTCCATTTATTGGTGGGCGACCAGTATCCCATACTGTGGAGTCACTCCAATTCCCGCTCTTCACTGTGCTCGGCATCCCTATTCACCCTACTAATAATCTCAAGGACCTCATCTAAACGCTCATCTAATGCTGATTCAATATCCTCAACGCTACATTCATCTATAGAAATCTCAATTAATCCATATTCTGGATGTAAATATTGCCTAAACCTGTTCCTGGGACAGTCGCTATCTATAGGGGACTGGATAAACTCGTTAATTAATCGCAAAATTAGTCACCACACCATCAACTGATAAGTTGAATAATAAATAATGTATAGGGTGGGGTTAGGCGTTGCCCCCACCAGGCACAATACCTGATTCGAGGAATTCCTTCGCAGCCTCCCATCCCATAGTCATAGCTATCGTTTTAGCGAAACTCTGCCTCATCATATATGTATCTATCCATGAGGTTACCTTAGGGGCCATAGTGGGGTCGCGCCTCTCCATAATATATACACTATATACACTCGCAATTATAACCTTAAGGGGGGCGAGTGACCCCCTGAAGCCTAAATTTAAACTCATAGGCTCCACCCCTCATCAGCAAACATTAGGTTTCCTCTCAGGGACCTGGCTGAGGTGGATGATCCTCCTCTTCGCCTGCCCCTCAAGGTCCTGCCTTACTTCGCTGTTACCATCAAAGGGTGAAGCCTGGTCCTTCGAGAAGACACACCCCTCGAGTGTCATAACCCTCATGGGTGGCTGCACATCATTATTGTAGAGGACGAGTGTGAATTCACAGCCACGCTCATACATCTCAGAGAGTTTCCCACCATCGAGAGCTCTTCGTATAGTAAAATCTATCTTTTTTCGCCCACTCCTTATACTATGGACTTCCTTACTGTCACTGAAGTACATTGGGGTGAGTTCCCTTGTAGCGTTAACTGTGATCTCATAGACGGGTATCTTCTCCCCTTTTATCACGACGAGGCCGGTTTCAAAGTAAGTCATATTTTATCCCCTCCAAATTATAGTACCATAAGGTTAATCTTTATCTCCCTCGCAGCATGGACTGGGGTGATGTAGAGTGCGACCCTAACCTTCCCAAGCTTCCTATCAGGTGCTGGTAGGATTGTTGCCTCAACACGATATGCTTCAAGGCCTTCCTCTGGGACATCTACGAGGGTGTTATCAGTGTATTTCATCTCGGAGAGGTAACTCTTAATATGCTCCTCGAGGTCAGTCTTAAATGATGGCGTGATCTGCTTGCCGAGCATCTCGAATGCAGCGTCATATGCGAGCTTGGCTGCATGCCTGACGATGCTCACGACTGCCTCCTCGTCTTCACCCTCCTCATTATCTGGCTGGACGGTTGTAACGCCCTCAGTTATTCTTACGCCGTCGAAGGACTTCATGAAGGTTATAACGCCATGCTCATTGAGGTCTTTGATGTCCTGTTTGGTGTATGGGTACCCTGGGGAGTGTTCGAGCGGGATCACATCAACGAAGAACTGACTATTGCCGATCCCGAGGCGCTTCCGTGGGTCTCCACCCCAGATTGTTTCACCATATGGGAGCTGAGACCTTTTACCGGCGACAGCCATGGTCGCCTGGTATGGCTCATACTCTACACCATTCTTATCTATGAGCCCCTGCCCAACGTATAGGACGTTCTGGTCATTATACACGGCAACTGTAGCTATCTTTGCCTGTTTATCCTCTGATAGTTTTCCACCTACAACAGCATATCTCCACTTATTACTTGTGGGCTTAGACATTTCTTTGGCGTGGATGGCATACTCGACCTGTACCTCTGTGAATGGGCTGAGGCAGAATACTCCATTTATATCATAGTCTTCGAGTAAGGCGAGTCCTCTCCTATGGGCTGCTACAGCGTCACCCTCATTCGTGAGTGACCCGTCAGGGTTTGTCCCGCCACCGTTCTGGAATGTCCCGTCAACTCCACGAGTCCCATTTGCTCCTTCACCGAGTATTTTCCTTGCGAATGTGACTGGTGTCCCCTCAGCCTTGAATTCGGCTTTGATTATCTCAGAGTCAGAGTTTATCCTATTGCAGAGCTGCTCTATACTTGCAACTCCAGTGTAATATTCTGTTGTAAAGCCTTCCTCTTCGACTATGAGGTTGTATCCTCCACCGACAGACTCCTGGAGCGTAATGTAAATCGCATATGATCCAACATCCTTAGCTGTGAATATACAGAGCTCTTTTGGTGTCGTATCAGTACTCATTATAGTTTCAGTTGAGGCTGTGGCTTCACCCTTTGTTACCCTGACAATGTAGAGTCCCTGTCCACCTACACCCCAGAACCCATCAATCCTGTACTTAAATAGCTTGTACAGCTCCTGTGGGGTCTGGACGAATGTGGGTTTCAGGACTGGCCCCTTTGTTGTCTCGATACATGTAGCCCATATCCTGTCACTCGCTGGCTGCGAGGCAGCATAGGCGTTGCTCGTGTCAACCTGTATGGTTGGTATACCCTGAACCATATTAATCCACCTTCACATATTTTTCATATAACATTTTTAATTCTTCATAAGTTGTAAGGAAGTTTGGGGTCTCCCCTATCTTCTCCGCTATTATCAGGACATGGTATGGGTGTATCCCGAGGTGGGATGCGATCTCAACAGCCTTATATTTGGTGGCTGGCGCCTCCATGTCCTCCTTGTCTTTACCATTCTTCTTTTTCGCCATAAATCTCGACCTCCCTAACCCTGCCAGCGGCTCTCTTGTCGCGTCCCTCACGGTATGTGATGAGGAATTCGTAGAGCCAGCAGCAGACACCGGGGTCTACAACCCCCACATAACTGTCCTCGGCTTTGACTATCGTCTGTATCCCGATATCCCATGATGTCTCCCCATTCGGGAATACGAGCCCATTTAATGCGAATGAGAATTTGAGGTTCTCAGGGCTGGGGTGATTCACGTATATCCCGTCATCTGTTAGCATCCATGAATTCGGGGTTGATATGATATCACTTAACCTTTCGAGGCGCTTGAGGATCAGATCATCGTCTTCGACCCTCGTAATATTATACTCCGATGTAATATTCGGGTTGAACATCACCCCCGAATCTACCACCCAATCTATGGGGTAATCGAATACTATTATCTCAACATCAGCGAAGTCCCTGATTCGGTTGATAAGGGCTGTCTTAGTCTTCATGAGATCGATAAGTCTTTCGGTGTATACCTCAACCTGGAATGTTGCAGTTGAGTATCCCACCTCGACTTTCCGTTTTGGGTTTTCTTCACAATAGTATGTCTCATAGGTGTGGTGGACTTTGTCGGTGAATGGTATGATGACTATCTGGTTATCCTCGGCTTCATGGAATCCACCAACATATATGGGGATGAGTTTGTTATCTACTGGAAGGAAGTATCCATCGTCGTATTCTTCCCCGCAAATGTACCTGAAGTGTCGGATAAGGTCGACGTCTCTCAATTAGTCCCTCCTTTTATGCCTGAGGTATCCTTCTGGTCTCTTCTTAGATATGGTTTTTGGTCGACCACTCGCCGCTCTCCCCTTCGCTAACCGGTATGCTTGCCTCTTGGTCCCCATTGGCATCGCTTCCGGGCGGCGGGTCCCGAATCGTCCACCGAATTTACTGGTCAGGTATAATCTGAATTCTTCTCGGCGACCATGCCATCGATAGTATCCACCCTTTATCCTGCTTATCTTCTTCATTCTTCGCTTATTGGCGCCCTTGTAGGCTGCGGCTCTACGGATGGGGCTGGCCCGATCTTTGAGTGGGGGGAGTGCGGGGCTCCGGCTATTGGTAAGTAGCGCTGTGATATTGTCGACGTCGAGGAGGAATTGTTGGAGGGCTGGTCGGAAGAATGGGTATGACCCTTTGAGGTTTCCGAGTCCATACTCGAGGACTATTGCATAGTCACGGCCTTTCTCGTCGAGGGCGTAGACGCCTACCATGTAATCGTTGGTCCCGACCTGGTCTATGTATACGCTATTGTAGAGGTTCCCTGACTCGTACAGTGGGGCGCCCTTTGTCTGGTTGTGGAGGATATGGTATTGGATGTATGCGGCGAGCATCTCGGCGGCCTTCTCGGGGAGTGTTCTCTCGAGGAACTCTGCCTCCGCATATGAATTCGCGAGTACTATGCGCCCCTGTTTTTCTGCCTGGGCGAAGTTGACTGCTAATTCGAGCAATCCGGGTCCTCCACTAATTCAATTTCATAATGGTTCCTGCGGCCGCGCCTATATAGGTCCCTATCGATGGATGTTATTCTGTAGCATATATTCGTTTTCGTCCCATCGCTGTTGGTGTGCTGGGCGAGTATCCTATAGTATGGAAGCCTTGATGGGTCGATATTGAAACTTGCTATAAAGTATCCTTTGAGGTCAGCCCCGGCCTCCCTGTACCCGTATGCCCCCTCACCGTATAGGGTCCTTGGGGATCTGATTATCCCTGTTAATTCGGCTCTCCTTATCCACTTTTTTTGTCTGTCGCCGAGTTCATCCTTTATATTTGTGTATGTTTTTTCTTCAAGATAGTATTTAGTGTTGGGGTTTAGGTGGCGCTTAATAATACCTTCGAAGGGCACTGCTGATCCCCCTCCTTTTCGCTGTTACGAGTGGATATTTTGCCCTTCGAAGCTCCGATATTGCATCATTGTATTCTTCGCACCACCCCCTATTTGTTCCCGCGAATCTCTCTGTTACGTCGCCGATCGTGTATGATTCGATGCGGCTAATGAGTTCTGGGTGGGTGCGTTCGAGGTGGCAGGCTATGGCAGCGTATAGGGCCCTCTGCGTCTTAGGGTTTGACTCGGCGATGCCTGTCTCCTCTATTATGTAGAGGGTGTATTGGTCTATTAGGTATTCGAGTGTTTCATCGTATTCATCCCCGGTTATGTTCAGGGCTAATTTTAGTTCCTCGAGTGTTATGAAGCCTGCCACCTACCTGTACCCCCCTTATATTTCGTATGGTAGGTCGTTGAGTATTAGGGCTCTTTCTTCGTCGCTCATCTCGTATAGTTTGCGGCCACTGTTGAGGAGCGCTTCTCTTTCTTTCATGTCGGCCTTGGTCCTTGCGAGTCCCCTGGATACGAGGTCGTCGAAGACTTCCTTGTCGAGTTCTTTGGTTTCGCCTTTCTTGAATGTTATGATACCTGGGGGTATCTCTGTGATTATTCGGCTCCCATCTGGAGCTACTTTGACGTCTGCGAATCGGACCTCGAATTCTTCTGCGGCTGTGTCTCCATCGAATCTGACTTTAACCTTTTTTGTTTTGGGTGCTGCCAAGTTTGTTCACCTCAAATAAGAAAATTTTAGGTGGTGAAGGTAACCCTCTTACTGGAGGATTATCTTCCTTATTGCTTCTGGTCGTAGGACTGCTGGTTTCTCGTATGCGATCATCTGGACCTTTTTGGTCCTGCGGTCATAGTCCCTGAATGCTTCGACTTTCATATCATCGAGGAGGACGAGCCATAGTGGGTTGACTGATGTGTCCATTACGATGACGGTTTTTGGTGGCATCTCTGGGACTTCTACGAGTCTCATACCAGCGATCCTTGCGTTTAGGCGGCCCTCATTGTATGCCTGTTCGTTGGTATCGGATAGTGTGAGTACTCTGACATCGTTGAGTAGCTGGGCGTATTCATCTGGGCCTACGAGAACTGTGTCTGGGTTTATACCCTGTTTCCTTAGGTATGCCTTTGCGTATGTTATGTCTTCGTATGTTATCTGTGTGTAGAGCCCATTGGTCTGGGACCCTGCGCCTGCGATGAGTGTGTTTATGATGTCCTCGTTTTCTTTCCTGACCATCCTCTTGACGGCCTCTTTGAGTTCTCGCTCCATTAGGCCGCCGTAGAAGTCGACCATCTCTGCTTCATCTGAGAATTCGATAGCTGTGGCGTTTGCGACGACTTTAACATCGACTGTTGAGATTACCTGTCTAACGGCTGGTATCTCGGTGGCCTCTACGGCTTCGACGGCTTTCCCTGTACTCTGGGATTTTGGAATGTTGGCGGTGAATGTTCCGCTTATCCTGTATGGGAAGCAGATATTCCTTAGGTTTGATAGGGCTTCGATTTCCTCGAGGATCATCTTCTCGAGGTATGGCTCCCATCTTATCTTTGATGATGTTATACCTGAGAATTCTTCTATTGACTGCATCATGATCACTTCCTTATGTATATGAGTGCTGGGATTACTCCACCTGAACTGGTTGTGGTCCCCATTGCTACGCCGCAGATTGAGAGGACTTCGGCGGCTGTTGGGGTTACGGATATTGTTGCTGCTTTGAATGCGCCGTCTTCATCGAGGGTTATGTAGCTACCGTATGATACGGCCCCGTTGACTTTGACTTCTATGATGCCATCGTTTAGGACGCCGACTGCTTCACCGGCTTTGACGCTTCTTGCTCCGGCTTCGCAGGATATGATTACGCCTGCGAATCTCTTTGGGTCTGTGCCGATTTTGACTGTTCCGGCCTGTGATCCGAATATTACTGCCTTGCCGACTCCTGTGTCGGATATTGCGTTTTCGATGTCTTCTTCGGCCTCGAATTTGATGGCCATTCCTTTCTGTATCTGCATATTATCACCTTGATTGTTTCTTCTCTATCAGCCGCATGAGTCTGTCGGCGGCTGCGTATATGTTTGTTTCGTTATTCTGGGCTGCTCGTGCTTTGATATTGGCGACGGCCCTCTTGTATACGAGTCCACCTTTGCCGTATGGATAATGGTATGTTCCGGCCTTGTCTGGGGCTCCATCTGGGTCCTTTGCGAGGTGGTAACTCGCGTATTCTTTTATATCCCCGCCGAAACTTGTCAGGCTTGGCTTACTCCATGGCTTTTCTGTGATTTTGCCCTGGTTGATTAGGCTGACAGCTTTCTGGTATGCGGCTTGGTTGATAGAGTACAAGTGCTCATCCCCCTTTTTATTGTCGTGTATCACTCCATGGGAAGGGTTAGTCTTTGAGCATGCTCATGAAGACTTGTCGCCTGAATTCTGGTGATTTTATGTCTGGCTCCTGAGCCTCGAATGGGGCTTCCTTGGTGACCTGTTCTTTGCTGGGTTTGGGTGCCCTGAATTTTTCTACGAGTTCTTTAACTGCTTCTCTTGCTTCTTTGCTGTATGTTAGGAGTTCTTCGACGCGGTCTTCGAAGTTTGCCTTCTCGGTTATGCCTTTCTCTATCTCTGCCCTTACGATTTCCTCACAGGCGAACCTTTCCTCTTTTGCCTTGTATTCTTCGACTGTGGCTTTGAGTTCTTCGAGCTCCTCTTCGAGGTCCTTTATGGTTTCATCTTTGATTTTGAGGGCCTCTGAGTATTCGATTGATTTATCTGTCTTCTCTTTTAGTTCGGCTTCGAGTTCGTTTATCTTATCTGGGAGTTTGGATAGCTCTTTGTTCTCAGATTCGAGTTCCTCGAGTCTGGATTTTAGCTCTTCATTCTCTTTTTTGGACTCATCAATCTTTTCTTTCATTATATCATCCTCTCTGGTGATTTTCTCCTTGTTAGCTTTGAGTTCCGCTATGAATGCGGAGTCGACCTGGACGGTTGTTGACGTGTCGGCGCCTATGGCGACGAGGCTGAGTTCATGACAGGATATGTCCTTTGCTATTATGTGGGCCTCGTCGAACCAGTGGCCGCATTTTCTGAAGTCTTCTCCGCATTCTGAGCATATCGGCGTGAAATGGAATCCTATTGATACGTTCTGGATGAGGCCCTTCTGTATCTTGCTGGCTATTGGGTCATCATGGTCGACTATCGCGGAGTATTTGACTGCATATGTGCCGTTGTCATCGGTGGGCTCTGCCATGTTGACTTTGCCGACGATATTGTCGACGCTGTTCTCATGGTCTTTGAGGAGGGGCACCCCCCTCAGGGTCTCCGCGATGTTCTTCATCTCTGCCCCGGGGACTTCGATTGTATTGTTATGGTATAGGCCTTCGTGGACGGCGAGTCCTGTTATGGGGACTGGGCCGCCTTCGTCCTTGGGGGCTTTTGCTTTGAATGTGTTGGTGAAGTTTATTGTGGGCAATTATACCCCTCCGTTAGTTATACTTATATATATGTTTTTTCTTCCTTTATAAAGATGTAGGTTCGGGTGTATAAAAAACTCGTCTTTCATGATCATATTCGACTCCATCAATACGCTGAAGCCTCACAGAAACCATTTTTGGGGTCACCCCAACCCTTGAGACAGTGTACTCCTCGAGGAGAATTCTAACGATTTCCCTGGATGATAATCCGTTACTCCGTGACACGATCTCATATAATGCTGTGTCGAGCGCCTCATAGGTTGAGACTTTCACGGTTACCCCCCAATGCCTGGTTAACTGAGAAACAGATGAATCGTTCCGAGCCACATTTTGGGCATACGTAGGCCCGGAGAACCTTATCTGACCATAATATATTACAATCAAGGCATTTACACATCAAATGATTTCACCCCAGTAAGTGGACAGCTTCTATGCTCGTATCTGATAGGATCCGGTAACCTCGCCTCTTAGCTTCCTCGCAGAAATAGACGTCCTCGCCCTGCTCATGATATCCATATCGGACCCCTGAATCGATAGCCCCCTTCGGGGTCAGGTAGGCGGCGCCCGTAACATCAACCTCCATGACGCCCCCATCTGGTTGGATATGCTTATACCTGTTGTTATCTTTGATCATAATGTTATAGACGGGTATGTTATGATGGTTTTTGACGAGGCATGAAATTATAGCATCATCATATATGAGGAGCTGGTTAAGGGTGTGTCTGGGGATTAGGATATCGCTGTCTACACTGAATATGTGTGTGTCGGTGTCGCGGGCGAAGGTTAGCCATATGTTCCGTATCTTGGCGATATAGTCATATCCCCTCTTTCCTGTACGGGAATCTGTATATGATGAGTATAGTTCCCCGTAGGATACGTGGGCGTATTCGTCACCGTATTCGTCTATGTATTCGAGGATTATATCTGTGGTACTATCAAGTTGGGGGCCGTTCACGAGGAATGATAGGTGTAATTCTTGTTTCGGGTAATCAAGGCTGTATATATGATGGAGATAATCGGGGAGGGTGTGTGCCCTGTTCTGGACAGGGCACCCGATCATTATAGTCACCCCTACGCCACCTCGTCCTCGTCGACTTGTTCCTCTGCGAGGCACTGCTCCTTGTATTGGTCTTTATGTGCCTTAGAGGTGTATGCGTCGAGGACTCCGAGAGCTATTATTATTAGGGCTGACATGGTTGGGTCTACTTCGTTGGTCTTCGCCATTATAGTGTCGCGGTTAGCGAGGACTATACCTGCTACTGCTATTAGGAGTGTTGTCCCATAATTTAGTATTTTGTTTACGTTCATCATTCTTCATCTCCTACTTTGGGTTCTTTTACTTCGGATGGGTCTTTCCGGCGGCCAGGCCTTACGACCTCCGGGCTTGGGAATAATTCTATGTCTTCGACTGGTATGGCTTCTCCGTGGAATCCGAGGGTGTTCCTGGCCTCTGTCCTTGTGATGAGTCCTTTGTCTATTGCTGGTATGAGCCATGTTATGGTTTTACTGTTTTCTTCGACTGCGAGTATTGGAAATGAAATGTATATCCTATGATAGTCTTCTCCCTGAGTGTATCCTTTTGCTTCGAGGTATGGTTTGAATAGTTCCTCTACGAGCATATCGCCAAGAGCTTCCTGGAGGTCCCTGATGGTTGATAGGTATGCCTGCATTTGTCTGGTTGTGACGGATAGGTTGTCTCCTTTCATCCCGAGGAGTTGGAGTGGGACTCCGACTGTTATACCGAATATTTCGAGCTGTCCTCGGAGAATGGGTACAAAGTCGGCCATGTTATCATCGGTTCCGATGACTCTTGCTTCGACCTTGCTGTCTGTGGCGATATCGTTTCCTTCGCGGAATTGTTGTTCGAGTGTTTTTAGGAAGTTGATGAGGTCTTCTTCTTCGACGGTTAGGTCTGGGAATCCTGTGTCGAGGGCCCACTGGATTATTGGTAGAGCGTATCTGTCTACGATTATTGCGAGGTTAAGTTGTGTGTTGAGTATGAGTTCGAGTATGGTCATTATTGGGGCGAATATGCTTGTCCCGTATAGTTCGCCGGTTTTCTGGTCCCTGGGGATTGGTATGAGTTGGTGTTTTTGGAGTTTTATCCGTCCGTTGAGGCCCATGTACGTGTAATCTTGGATTTCTCCGTCTTTGATGTTTGGTGTGACGTAGGATGGGTGTATGGGGAATGCGTCTCGTGGTTCGTCGCCTTCATATTCTATGTATAGGAATGCTATCCCATATTTGAGCATGTCTTTAAATAGTGATCTGAGTGTTCGGCGGTTGATTAGGTGATCTATCTTTTTGATTTCCATGGTTAGGTCGTGGTTTTCGGTGCCGTCGATGTTGCTTATTGTTATGTCATAGTTGAGTCGGGATGCGTCGCCGGTAATCTTGTTGATTATTGTGTTCATTATTGTTTTTTCGTATAGGGCGTCGATTAGTTCATAGTCTAATTGGTATGGGCCGCCTTCGGTTACGAATGTGCTAATGTTTCGCATTGTGGCGGCTGGGTATCGTGTTGGGGTGGCTGGTCCTCCTTGGCGGGCGAATATTGTTTTCATCTTGTTGATTAGGTTCATCTTAGTATACCCCTCCTTTTTAGGATTTTGTTTGTGCTGGCTTTTAGGGGGTTTGCCCCTACGGTTATGGTTTTGAGTATTGAGCTGCCTGTGTTGACGATGTCGAATGACCTGTTTCCTTGTGGTGTTTGCTGGAAGCCTCTTATGCATAGGAGTAGGGAGTCTATGTGGTCGTCTGTTCCTCCGCCGGGCTTGGCGTATCTGATGGTTCCTTTGTCGGTTATTTCTCTTTGATAATTGAGCATCTCTGAGTATAGGTGGTGGTTGTATATGCTGGTTACTTTGCCGGATTCTATGAGTAGGGCTCCGGCTTCGACGAGTTCTTGTTTTTTGCGGGTGTTTCCGAATACGTATGGTTCTACTGGGAATGGTGCTGCGCGATTTATTTGTTCGGCGACTGGGGCTCCGACTCCTGTTGCGTCGAGTACGCATTTGCGTATGTTTGGGTATGATCTGGGGAGTTCGCCGATGATATAGTTGATTATGGTTTCGTATTGTGTGTTGAGTGGGAATGTTATGATGTTGATTATGTGCAAGTGGTCTCCGTGAGATTCTCCGATGGTTATGACGCTATTGTTTCTGGCTTTTCCGATGTCTACTCCTACGTAGCATTCGTTGTTTGTTTTGTGGATTGGTGTGCTGGTTCGTCTCATCATGTTGTCGACGATGTCTTGTGGGAATACTTGTCCGACGTTGTCCATCCATTGGAGGCAGTATTCTCTGAGGAACATTTGTTCGCCCATTTGTCGGCGGTCGGCTTCGAGTTCTTCTGGTTTTATTCTCCATGTTCCGGTGTCGATTATTTTGCCGTTTTCGTCGAGTATGGCTGTGGGGCGTTGGAATACGATGAAGTCGTTGTGGTCTTTGGTTTCTGGTTCTTTGTGTATGCCGTCTGGTTTTATATACATTTTTGCGTCGCGGTATATTTCCCAAAATCTTCCTTGTCGGCCGAGGGGTGTTCCGCTGTAGACCATCCATTTTTCGCCGGGTTGTCCTCGGAGGATGGGTATGAGGATGCCGTATACGTGTTGTGGTATGAGCTGTGCTTCGTCGAAGAATAGGTATCTTGCTCCTCGTCCGAGTTGGCTGAATCCTTCTCCTCCTGCTGTCGCGAGGTTTATTGTGCTTCCGTTTTTGAGTACGAGTTTGGTGACGTTTATTTTTTTGAATAGGTCGAGTAGGTATTCGCTGCGTTCTATTTGGTTGTGGAGTTCTGATCCGACGTCGTCTGCTTGGCTTTGGCTGGGTAGGACTCCGAGTATTTTTAGGCTTGGTGTGAATATTGCTTTGTGGAGTATGTCGAATGTGAGTGTTGTTGTTTTACTCATCCTTCGTGCCCAGAATAGTTGGCGGTATGGGTGTTGGCATCTGAGGAATTGTTTTTGGTGTTCTTCGAGTTTGTATGGTTTGCCGTCTGGGGCTTTGAGTATGTTTTCTACGAAGAATACGGGGTCGTCGCGACATTTTTCTATGAATGCGAGTTTGTCTTCGTATGTCACCATGTTCATTTATATATACTTGTTCGTACTAATATAAATAGTTTTGGTTTGCGCGAACAAATTTTTACTCTTAACCGAAAAGTTTATATATGTGTTTGGTGTATATTATTATTATGAGGCTGTATACTTATCCGCCGAGTGGTGTTAGGTGGCGGTATATTTTGAGGAAGATGAATGACCCGGTTAGGGATTGTGAGCATGAGATAATTGATTGTGGAGTGTACCAGTTGCTTAATCCTCCATACCGGTATACTGATGAGTTCCTGGATATGTGGAGGGGGTTGGAGCCGAATGGCTGGAAGGTTGTCCCGGATTTCCCGGATATTCATGGGGAGTTTGGGGGTGATAAGGTGATTGATAATGTTGAGGAGTCATGGAGGCTTCTCGTGGAGTTGTATGACCCTGATGATGAGTCCCATCTCCCGGTGATTCAGTCCCGGTATCATGATATTCATAGTCATCGGGATTATCTTAAACGTTTTCAGCGGGAGTATGGTGATGTTGAGCGGGTGGCTGTGGGGACGGCTCCGAAGGCCCGGTATAGGATGTTTGTTGAGAAAGCTTTGATGGAGGTTCGTGAGGCGTTCCCTGATGCATGGGTTCATGCGTTGGGCTTGAATGGTCGGTATTTGTGGGCTGCGGCTAAGTATGTTGATTCTTTTGATACGATGTCGTGGACTTATCCGCGGGGTCGGGGTCGTGGTTCGGCTCGGAGCAAGAATGAGAGGATTAATTTTTTTTATGAGTATGTTGACTCGTGTGCCTGTAAGTGTGAGAAGGTTGGTGTTGTATGGGATGATGGGTTCTGGTAGGATTGGGTTATGGTTGAATGAGTATGAGCATAGTCTTGTGAGCGCCTTGAATGTTGAGTTGATTGGTTTTAGTAATAGTGGTTCGTATCTTCTTGAGGAGTGGAGGTGTGGTGATGTGAAGGTTGGTGTTGTGGGTGATGTTGATTTGGAGGAGGGCCTGGTCGATGTGCGGCTCGTTGCAAGTCGCGGCGGTGGGGATTCCTGGTGGTTGGGTGGGGATGATTGTGTGGTGGTTGATGAGGGTTGTGTTGTTGGTGAGTTGATGGGGCGGTGTATTCGTTTGCAGAGTATGGTTTATGCGTGTCTTTCGAGGTGATATGTGTGGAGCCTGTAAGTGTTAAGTTGAAGGTTTTGGATGATGTGAATGTTTTGATCGGTGAACTTGGGGATATGTTTTTGGAGTGGTATGATGCGGGTGTTAGGTTTCCGCGAGTTGAGTTGTCTGTAGAGCATCCGGATTATCGTGGCTTGTTTGTTGGTATTGTGAGGGGTGAGGTTGGCGTGTTTGGTCATTATCGGGGGTCGCCTGAGGTTTCGTTGGTGGACCCTGAGCAGTTTGGTGTTGATGAGTTGTTGGATGTGAAGGGTTTTCTTGGTGTGGCCCGGTTGAGGTGGGCTCGGCTGGTTCTTGGTGTTGAGGCTGCGGCCTCGCTTTAATTTTTTTTTCATTGAAGGTTTTTCGCGGGGTGATTCTTTTATGGGTAAGTATCATATTGCTTCGTATAGTGGTGGTAAGGATAGTACTGCGATGCTCCTGATGAGTCGGGAGTGGGGTATTGAGTTTGATGATATTGTGTATGTTGATCTTGGTGATTGGGTTTGGGATGAGGCTAAGGATATGGTGTATCGGATGGCTGAGTATATTGATCAGGATATTACGATTATTGATATTAGTGATGAGTTGGAGGAGGGGTTGCGGCGTTGGGGTTTTCCGTCGTATATTACGAGGTGGTGTACCGGGTATAAGATTGATCGTATCCGGGATTATATTGAGGCGTTTTATGGTTTGGATGGGATTGTGCAGTATGTTGGGTATAATGCGGGGGAGCCGCAGCGTTTTGGTAAGGCGGAGAGTTTTTTTGAGAGGCGGTTCCCGTTGGTTGAGCATGGCATTGATGGGGATATGGCTTTGAGGATTTGTTATGATCATGGTTTTGATTTTGGGGGTATTTATGAGCATCATTCTCATTTGAGTTGTTGGTGTTGTCCGTTTCAGCGTATGCATGAGGTTCGGTATCTTTTTGAGGAGAGGCCTGATTTGTGGGAGCGTTTGAGGCGGATGCAGGATGTGAGTAAGCGGCCGTTTAAGGATCGGTATACTGTGTATGATTTGGAGATGCGTTTTCGTGGTGAGGGTTAAGTTTATATACTTGTTTGTTTATATATTGTTTTGGTGATTTTATGTTGTCTTGTAATGATAGGCGTGAGTTGCAGGGTTTTTGTGATGATTACTTTTTTGTTGGGCCTATGACGAGGTGTTATGGTATGATTGGTGATGCGGTGCCGCCTGGTTTGGGTTGTGGTGTTGCTCGTGGTGTTTTGGATGTGATTGGTTAGTTGGGAGGTGTTTGTTGTGTTGTTTGCGTCTTTTGCTCGGTATGTTGATGGTTTGAGGCTGTCTGGTGATTTTTCGTATTTGGATACGTTGGATGATCCTTTTGCTTGTAGGTTGTTGTTTGGTGAGTTTGGCTGTTGTGGTTTTCCTGAGGGGGTTGAGCCTGGTGAGGGTGTTTGTCGAGTGTCCTGTGAGGATGTTGTGTTGGCGTTGGAGGATGGTGATGTTGGTCGTGTTTGGGGTGATTTGGGGGTGTTTGAGCGTGATGTGTTGAGGGATTTGTTGTGTGGTGGTTTGGGTTTGGATTTGAGTCGTGTGGTTGATTATTGGGTTGGTGCTCGTGGGGTTAGTGTTGAGCAGTTTAGGCGGTTGTTGGGTGTTGGTGTTGGCTTGAGTGATTTGGTTGGTTGTGTGTTGGAGGGTCATTTGCAGCCTCCTGTTCGTGTTGGTGGGGGGTATCGTCCTGTGGAGCCTGTTCCTTTGAGGGGTAGGCCGGTGTTTCCTGGGTATGTTTGGTTGTGTGGTGGGGATAGGTTTGTGATTGTGTTTGATGGTGAGATTTGGAGTGAGGGTGTGAATCCTGATTGGGGTGTTTGTGGTTTGGTGGATGTTCCGTGTGTGTTGTCTGGTGTTGAGTTGGGTGGGGAGTTTTTTGTTGATGATGTGTTGTGTTGGGATGGGTTGTGGTTGGTTGGTCGTGATTGGCGGGTTAGGTGGAGGTTTTTGTCTGGTTTGGGTGTTTGGACGGTGCCTGGTTTGTGGGTGAGTGATAGGTTGGAGTTGGCTCGTGTTTGTAGGGTTTTGGGTGGTGGTTTTCCGAGGTTTAGGGTTTGTTTGGGTGATATGTTTTGGCGTGAGGGGTTTTTGGTTGAGTTGTTGGCTCGTGATGGTGGTTTGTGGACTGGGGATGATGTGATGGTGTTTGAATGTGATTTGGAGTATGGTGTTTATAGGGTTGATCGTGGTGGTCGTGTATGGGGTATGGGGTCTTATCCTGATTTGAGTGTTGAGGTTGGGGAGTTGTGGGGTTTGGATTGTGTTGAGGGGTTGGGTGTTGCTGGTTTTGAGTGATATTTTTTTTTAAAAAGTTTTAGTTAAGTTTAACTAAAGTTTTTGGGTTATATAATTTTTCGAGGGCACAGTAGGATAACGCACGCTTGTGGGGGTTCGTGCTTATCTTCTGGCGACTCTATTAGCTTATCTGGGCTATCCCGGAATGGAGAAGGCTTCTTTTCAAAAAAGATGTCATCTCGTAGCTCCTTCTGTCCAGGGACCGCCTCTCGTAGCTCCTTCTGTCCAGGGACCGCCTCTCATGGTGTTTTAGACAATTTTACGGATTTTCCATCAGAAAAAAAAATCGAAAAATATATATACTATGCTGATCATAGACTATATTGTCAACCGGAATTGGTTGGCAAAAGAAAATAGGTGGTAAAGAATGGAAAAGACAGAAGAGAAGAAGATAGAAGTAGAAATGAAAGTGGAAGATGCAGTTGAGCTACTCTATGGCCTTATGAGGTCAGAGAATCCAGCTAAGTTGAGGGTAGCAAAAGAGATAGCAACAGAGATACTCTATAATACAGAATTATCATACGAAAAGTATGCAGTTATACTATACCGGACCCTAAGATTGGATATAGAGAAGAAGTTGGTCATTGCAGAGGCTCTGGAAGAAGAGATATTCAAGCCTTAATCCCTATCTTCTTCCTCCTTTTTTTTTAAATGTGAGTAATACTTTTAGTTCAGGCGATATGTGGAGTGCCTGTGGAGTGCCTGTGGAGTGCCTGTGGAGTGCCTGTGGAGTGCCTGTGGAG